GTTAGTAGAAAATGGAACTCAATGATGATGGGTTTAAAAATGCAAGGTAAAAATGGATTATTTACACCGCCAACATACAGCCACATTTACAATCTAAAAACCGTTCAGATGTCTAATGACAAAGGAACATGGTTTGGTTGGGATGTAAGTAAAGTTGGTCCTGTTGAACAAAAAGATTTGTATGACATGGCTAAAAACTTTGCAACTAGTGTAGGTAAGGGTGAGATCCAAGCAAAACATGGTGGTGAAGAAACTGTAAAAAACGGTTCCGGTAATTACTAATAAAATCCTAGGTAGTGGGCATCAATGCGAGAGTGGAGATGCCCACTTATAAAATATGATTGAGAAGTTTAAAAACATATTTGAAGGATTGGACCGTGCACATGGTGTCACTATCGTAGGTGAATCAAATGGTAATGGCACAAAGATAAAAGGTAAATCATTTGTTAAACGAGAACCTGTTACTGATGAACTGTGGCAGAAACATTTAGATGGTGTAAATAGTCTAGGTGTTATACCAATTAATGATGATAACAAATGTAAGTGGGGTTGTATAGATATTGACTCTTACGCAGGATTTGATCATCAAAAACTTATAAACAAAATTAAACAATTTAAATTACCACTAGTAGTCTGTAGATCAAAATCTGGTGGTGCACATGTATTTTTATTTACAACTGATTACGTGTCAGCAGCTTCGGTACAAGATAAACTAAACGAAATTAGATCTGTATTAGGTTATGGTGGATCAGAAGTTTTTCCTAAACAAAGAGAATTAAAATCGAAAGATGATACAGGAAATTTTCTTAATTTACCATACTTTAATTGTAGTAATACTACCAGGTATGCCTTTCTTGAGAATGGTGAAGCTGCTAGTATAGAAAGTTTTTTTGAATTAATAGAAAGACATAAACAAAATGACATTAGCACAATAGAAGTTAAGAGACCTGAAACACCATACTCTGATGGCCCACCGTGTATAGAACTTATGGTGCAAAACAAAGTTACGGAAGGTGGTAGAAACAACGCTCTATTTCACTATGGTGTATATGCAAAATCTAAATGGCCAGAAAATTGGAAAACAAAACTAATTTTATTTAATGACTCGGCAATGGCACAACCATTATCGGATACAGAAATAAATATAATAACCAAACAACATGAAAAAAAAGACTGGGGCTACAAATGTAATGATCAACCTATGTGTAGTTTGTGTGATAAAAAATTATGCAAAACTAGAAAATTTGGTATAGGGCAAGAAATAACCTTTCCAAATCTTACAGACTTACAGGTCGTGGCATTAGAAGAACCATACTATTACATGAATGTAGATGGTGACAGATTGTACTTAGACTCTGCAAAACATCTAACAAATCAAAGTTTATTTCAAGAAGAATGTGTAAAACAATTAATGCTTAATCCACCAACACTAAAAACAAACGATTGGAAAAAACTTACAAACATGTTGTTAGAAAACGCTGAAGTTACAGAGCCAGCAGAGGGCACTAGCACTAAAGATATATTACGAAATTATTTAGAAGATTATTGTTTAAACAGAATACAAAAAGATAAAATAGATGAGATAAAAACGGGTGGAACATTTACAGATGAGGGCTTTCATTATTTTGTGTTTGATAATTTTTACAATAAATTTTTATTGAGAAATCATTGGAAGATACCTTATCAAAGAACATCACAGATGCTGCGAGATAATTTAAAATGTTTTACCAAACGTGTTACAAAAGCAAAGATATCAGTTTTTGTAGTGCCACAGTTTGATAAAAAAGAAGACAACTACAAAGAAAAAAGTTACATAAAAAAACATAATTACTAATGACACATATAATTTTTGGACCACCAGGCACAGGAAAAACAGAAAAGTTAATAAGAAAAGTAGAAAGTTATATTAAAGAAGACGTTGATCCGGACAAGATAGGATATTTTACATTTAGTAAAAATGCTACAGAAGAGGCGCACAAAAGAATGTTTAAAAACTTTGGTTTAACTTTTAAGGATCTTCCTTATTTTAGAACATTACATTCTTTAGGATTTAAACAGTTAGGTTTTGATAAAACAAAAGTAATGAAAAGTGAACATTACAAAGAAATAGGTAAGACTTGTGGGATAGAAGTTAAATTTGCATCCTGGAATGAAGATGAAGGAGGCATTTTTCATTCTGATTGCCCACACTTATCTTTAATAGAACTTGCAAGATCAAAAAATATTTCAATTGAAGAACAATATAATAAAAACGAACACAGTGAAGATTTGAGTCAAGAGGATGTTTTTAGATTTGCAAAAGAAATAAATAATTTTAAAAGAGATCGACCAGGTATGGTTGATTTTACAGACATGATAAATCAATTAGTAGAAACAAAAAAATTTCCTAAGTTAAAAGTTGCTTTTGTTGATGAAGCACAAGATTTATCTTTAATGCAATGGAAACTTGTTGAGGGTATAAAAAATAACTCAGAGATGTTGTATGTTGCGGGTGATGATGATCAATGTATATACAAGTGGAGAGGAGCGAGTGTAGAAAGTTTTTTGAATTTACAAGGTAGTAAAGAGATTCTTACAAAATCTTATAGAGTTCCTAAAGAAGTATTTAATACTGCGGATAAAATAATAAATAAAATACCTAAAAATAAAAGAGTTCAAAAGACATGGATGCCTACAAAACAAAAAGGTTTGGTAGATTATTATGATGACGTATCACAAATAAAATTTTCAACTGGAGAATGGTTGGTGTTAGGCAGAGATAGATGGAAGTTAGATGAATTTGAACAACACTTTCAAGATAATAATATATTTTATGAAAGATCTAAAAAACATAACCCTTTAAAAGATAAATTTGAGGTCATAGATTTATATGAAAATAAATTAAAACAAGGTCAATATTTATCTTACGATGAATGTCACAGTATAAAAAAGAAAATGTTAAATAAACATTGGACTAATAAGATGTTTAAAGCAATGGTTCCAAACAAAATGTACAATATGGATATGCTTAAAAAAGATTTTGGTTTAAATACTAATGAACGTTGGCAAGTAGCTTTGTCAAGAATAGGTGAAAACGATACAATTAAAATAGAAGATTTATTAAAAAAAGGAGAAAGTTTAATAAAAGGTGCAAGAATAAAATTAGCAACAATACATGGTGTTAAAGGTAATGAAAGACAAAACGTTGTATTACCTTTGTGTTTATCAAAATCTTCTTTAGAAGCTTATGAAAAAGATGCTACAGATGAACATCGTTTAATGTATGTGGGAGCCACAAGATCTAAAGAATCATTACACATAATATATCCAAAAAAAGGAGGTTATCAAATATGAGTAAAGTATGGGACAAACAACACGGAGGATCACATTATCAAAAATATAAAATTCAACCAAGCAAGTTTGTAGTTGAGAATGAGTTGTTATATCCAGAAGGTTGTGCTATAAAATATATAATAAGACATCGTGACAAGGGAAAGAAACAGGATTTATTAAAAGCAATACACTTTATAGAAATGATAATAGAGAGAGATTATAGTGAAACCGATATTTAAACCACAGACAGAGTGGTTACCACCACAAACTTTTCCTGACCTATCTGATTATAGTGAGATAGCGATTGACCTGGAAACAAAAGACCCTGACCTAAAAACTATCGGGTCTGGATCTGTTGTAGGTAGAAGTAAGATTGTTGGGATAGCCGTGGCTGTGCAAGACTGGAAAGGATATTATCCGATTGCTCATGAAGGCGGTGGTAACATGGACATTAGAATGGTTCTAAAGTGGTTCCAGGATGTATTAAACACAGATGCTATCAAGATATTTCACAACGCTATGTATGATGTGTGTTTTATTAGAGCTGCAGGACTTAAAATTAGTGGGACTATCGTAGATACCATGATTGCTGGCTCTCTCGTGGACGAGAATCGCTTTCGTTACGATTTAGGTGCCATGGGTCGGGATTACATAGGTATAGGCAAAAATGAGGCTGTTTTGAAAGAAACAGCAGATCTCTGGGGCGTAGATCCAAAGTCCGAAATGTATAAACTACCTGCTATGTATGTGGGTGAGTATGCAGAACAAGACGCTGAACTAACTTACAAACTATGGCAAGAGATGAAGAAACAAATATACCATGAAGATGTTGAGGATATATTTAACTTAGAGACTGAACTTTTCCCTTGTCTCGTCGACATGCGTTTTTTAGGAGTTCGAGTAGACGTAGAAGCTGCTCACAAATTAAAGCAACAATTAGTTGAAGAAGAAAAAGAATGCTTACAAGAAATAAAAAAAGCCACACAAGTAGATGTTCAAATATGGGCGGCACGTTCAATTGAGAAAGTTTTTCAAAAACTAGGCCTACCATACGACCTAACTGCCAAAACAAATTCTCCATCATTTACAAAAAACTTTCTGCAGAACCATCCACACCCAATGGTTAAACAAATAGCTCGTGCTAGGGAAATAAATAAATCTCATACTACATTTATTGATACCATATTAAAGCATCAACATAAAGGTAGAATACATGCAGAGATAAATCAGATTAGATCCGATCAAGGTGGTACAGTAACCGGTAGATTCAGTTACAACAATCCAAATTTACAGCAGATACCAGCAAGGAACAAGGAACTTGGACCACGGATCAGAAGTTTATTTATACCAGAAGAGGGTTGCAAGTGGGGTTGTTTTGATTACTCACAACAAGAACCACGTCTCGTTACACATTATGCAGCTCTTGATGGACTCTATGGTGTAGACGAAGTATTAGAAGCTTATAACGATGGCGAGGCAGACTTTCACCAGATTGTGGCTGACATGGCAAGCATACCAAGATCACAGGCTAAGACTATAAATCTTGGTTTGTTCTATGGTATGGGTAAGAATAAACTACAAGCAGAGTTAGGTATATCAAAAGAAGATGCTAATGATTTGTTTAGACTTTATCATGCTAAAGTTCCTTTTGTTAAGATGTTAATGGAAAGTGTAATGAGTAGAGCCCAAGACAAAGGTCGTGTTAGAACTTTATTGGGTCGTAGATGTAGGTTTAATTTATGGGAGCCCAATCAGTTCGGGATACATAAAGCATTGAATCATGAAGATGCACTCGCGGAACACGGACCAGGGATCAAACGAGCATTTACATACAAAGCATTAAATAAATTAATACAAGGATCAGCTGCTGACATGACTAAGAAAGCCATGGTGGATTTATACAAAGAGGGTATCATACCACATATACAGGTGCATGATGAACTTGATATATCTGTTAGTGATAATGCAGATAAAATAAAAGAGATTATGGAGTCTGCTGTTGAATTAGAAGTGCCTAACAAAGTAGACTATGAATCTGGTCCTAATTGGGGTACAATTAAATGAGGAGTTTTTATGGCTTATTTAAATGCAAATATACCAGTAGAGTACGCACAGATCAGGAGAGAATATCTTTATGATCTTAAAAAACATCATGGAGAAGTTGAAGACTGTATTATCTTTGGTGTTACTTGTATTACAGGTCGTGCATTATTGTTTCACGCTATTATGGAAAACGGTGCGATCTTTTATAGATTACCTATTACAGCTTTTATTCAAAGGGGATTTCAACCGAATGATGTACCCATACGAAGACTTGATGA